TCCAATAGAGGATGAAGTTAATGAAGAAGACTACTACGAGTTCGACGACTGATAAATATACCCTCTAGGGGTATATAGAATGACATGGTCACACGAAGGTAATGAAGTCGACGAACTACCAATTGGCTGTGAAGCATTTGTTTATTTAATTACTAATAATACAAATGGCATGATGTATGTGGGTAAGAAGTTAGCTAAATTTAAAATAACAAAGCCACCGTTAAAAGGCAAAAAAAACAAGAGAAGATCTACCAAAGAAAGTGATTGGCAAGAATACTGGGGTTCGAGTGATCGGCTTAAAGCTGATATTGAACTGCTAGGAACCGAGAACTTTACTAGAGAGATCTTATACTTTTGTCCCAGTAGAGGTATTGCTAGTTATCTAGAAGCGAGAGAGCAATTCGAACGACGTGTTCTAGAAACAGACAATTACTACAACGGTATTATTAATGTCCGCATAGGCGGTTCAAATATCTTAAAAGAGCATTTAAAAACACTAACTGATTAAGGGTTTTATGAGTTGTCTAAATTACTTGAACACAAGCACCTAATTGTGCGTGCCGAAGTGCGCAATCCACCTAAAGACACCGCGAAAATGGAAGTGTGGATGTCTAATATGGTAAAGTCAATCGGCATGATCGAATTAGCTAAGCCACGTGCTATCTACTCGGACATGAAAGGTAACCGTGGTCTTACTTGTGATGTAATCCTCAATACATCTAACGCAGTAGTACACACGTGGGATGAAGTTGATCCTAGCATTTTCATGTTAGATGTATACACTTGTGGTGCACTTGATATCAACGTTATCTTTGATCTTTTAGTTGATTTTAATCCCGAAAAAATAGAATATATGTATCTAGATAGAGAGCACGGGCTCAACATCCTAGACAAGGGTTTTGTATAAGTAGAAAGGTTATATAATGGGCAAGAAGAGAACACGCACTGCATCGACTTCCAAAGGGGAACGTAATTCCATTTCGCGGTCTACAGTGCAGTTGGTGAAACGTAATAAGAGTGTTGCTGAGAAGTTGCTCGACAAGACTAACGCATGGCTTGATGGCAAGAATCCATGGGTAACCGTACCCGGTCCATCGTCCGATAGGTTGTTTGTGCGTGTACGTGCCAACACACTTTACGGTGATCCTAAGCACACACGCAATGCCAACATCTTCCGCGGCAGAGGCGAAGAATGAATATTGCAGTCTATACAAAGACCGGCTGCCCTTCATGTGTCAAGGCAAAGAATCTGCTGAGCAATCGTGAACTGGCGTATGATGAAGTTGAAATCGGTAAAGATATTGCCCGTGAAGAATTTATGTCGTTGTTCCCTGGGGTCATGACTGCCCCGTTTATTATTATTGATGGAGTGAAAGTAGGTGGATATGAACAACTCGAGCGTTATATCAACGAACACAAGCAAGGCTGAACTCACTACTATTCTTCGTGAGACTCCAGCGGTTGTTACGTTTACTAAGAAGGATGGCACTACTCGTAGGATGTTGTGCAGCCTTCAAGAAGGTGTTGTCGTCCCACATGAGAAGAAGACCGAACGCACCGTAGAACCAAAGGACGATATTCTTCCGGTATGGGATATAGAGGCTAGTGCATGGCGTTCTATTAATATCGATACGGTTCATTCAATTGAGACAATTGAGGTTTTATAATGGCATTGACTAAAGATTCTCTTTCGACGAACGCAATGGGAGGGACCGAAAGAATGAAGTTCGGTCTCACCGAACGCATTGATCCAAAACTACTCGACAACTTTCAGATCTTTGTGTCACGCGCAGAGGAACAGTTCGACGAGACAAAGATCCGAATCTTCTGGGCTCATGACCTTCCAGGAGATCCCGCTTCGGAGCATTTGCGCAATGGTGGATGGAAAAACTACCATCGCCTAGTATTTGTATCGAACTGGCAGATGCAGGGATACATTCAACGCTATGATATTCCATGGTCAAAGTGTATAGTTTTGCAAAATGCAATTGTACCAATCGAACAACACGAAAAGCTTAACGATAAGATTAGACTTGCATATTGGGCAACACCCCACCGCGGCTTGAACATCCTTATCCCTGTGTTTAATAAACTCTGTGAAAAGTATGACAATATTGAATTGGATGTATACTCATCATTCAAGCTCTATGGGTGGGAAAAACAGGACGAGCAGTACATGCCGTTGTTTGATGCTTGTGAAGTACACCCTAAGATCAATTACCGAGGTACTGTCAGCAATGACGTGTTGCGTGAAAATTTACTCAATACACACATCATGGCATACCCGTCGACATGGCTCGAGACATCGTGTATCTGTTTAATGGAAGCAATGTCTGCTGGACTACAGTGCGTGCATCCTAACTATGGTGCGTTAGTTGAAACGGGCGCTAACTGGACCAACATGTATCAGTGGCACGAGGATCTCAATCAGCACGCCAGTCACTTCCATGCAGCACTCGATGCATCCATTGAATCACTGCAAAATGAAGGTGTACAGTCACGACTTGCTTCGATGCAGTCGTACGCTAACGTGTTCTATAACTGGCATCTCCGTGCATTCCAATGGGAACAGTTTTTGGAATCGTTGTTAGATGAAGATCGGGCACTCCCTGAATCTACTGCTGGTTATTTTCAATACACCGCATAAACCTGTTGCATTCATTTCACAATGATCGTATATTAAATTATACGAAAGAGAGAGGATATGTATGGCTAAAGCACCAACAGCTAGAAAAATCTCCATCAAGCCAGGAGCAAAGCCAAAGCCACAGCGCCGATCGGGTGCGGTCTCTAAGTCAATGGATCTCAAAGTATACGGACCTGAACCTGTTGATATATCGGGTCGGTTTTTCGCGACGGTGCTCAATTGGTATAACTACATGCACGAACCAGACGAGACAAAGCCGTGGCTCTTTGACTACATGAAACAAGCGGAATACTCAAAGCAAGATATCGCTGCCGCTAAGCGATACCCTAAAAATCAAATATCCCGAACTACATGCACGCTTGCTCGGATCCTGTATAATGGGAATGAGTTGCCTGATGGCGTAATGGGTCGTTTCGTTACGTGTATTAATGAAATCGTTGCGGGTGGACATACTATCAAAGATGATGTCGAAACAACAGTAGTTGTCACAAGCTCCCGTGAAATGACAATCCAACAGCGCACACATGCCAAGGCACGACTACTCATTACTGAGTGTGAAGAAGCGATCGATTTAGATCCGCAGCTCAATATCTATACATGGCTGCAAGGCAAAGAAGCAACAGCTCAGGCTGCTACTGCTATTTGTGACTATTATTCAAAGTGGGTTAAGGATTTTGAATACGAGGACGAATTTGAATCTCGTGCCGAGAAGAAGATTCGTCTTGAAAGGCTAAAGTATTGGACGCAGTTTGTATATGATTGTGATCGCTACATCGGCAATAAGAAGGTCACCAAGGTCCGTAAGCCTCGTGAGAAGAAGACTAAGCCTGCTGTTGATCTCGTGAAGAATCTTAAGTACCAGAAGGAATTCCCACCTCTTAAGATCGTATCCGTCAACCCCACAGAAATCATTGGAGCCACACAAGTATGGGCATACAACACGAAGTACCGGAAGCTAACGAGGTACGACGCATCTGGCCCAAGCGGGATCCAAGTGAAGGGTGCATCGCTTACTTCGTTCGATGCCGAGAAATCATCGACAAAGAGTTTGCGGAAGCCAGGAGAAACTATTCAATCGTTGCTTGGTGCCGGTAAAATCGCGCTGCGCAAGATCATGGATGATGTCAAAACGAATGAATCTAAGCCCACTGGACGTATAAATACAGATACAATTTTATTAAGGATTATCCGGTGAGTAATGTAGTTATATTTCCAAGGTCAAAGCAGGCTGCACCTGCCAATTCCATCGATGAGATTATAGAGAACATGGAAGTTGTCCGCAAGGAGCAGGTTGAAATGATCATTGACGAAACACTATCGTATGTATTCAATAGGTCTTATCAAGAGGGTTATGATCTGTCATCTGACCACTGTGTTAAGCCAACAGCTATGGTAGTCGAATCTTTGAGAGCGGCTCTCTATAAAACAGTTGGAATGTCACATCCATTACATGATGCAGCGGAAAAGCTATTTGCCGATGATCAAGAGGCGGCAATTCAGGTCGAGAAAATGTTGTCTAATGGTAATGACGACGAAGAATAATTTAGATTTGATGTGAAGGTAATATAAAGTGCTAATTGTTGATTTGAATCAGGTGATGATTTCGAATTTTATGGTGCAGATCGGTAACCATACGAATATCAAGATTGAGGAAGACCTCCTCCGCCATATGGTGTTAAATTCACTCCGTGGATACAATGCTAAATTCCGTAACGGATATGGAGAGATGATCATTGCATGTGATGATCGGGGTTCGTGGCGTCG